TGGGGCGCCGCCTATCATATACATGGTCACAGCGGATCCGCCTGTTCGTCTGAAAATCAAAGTCGTGCCACCTTGTGGTGTACATAGCTGTGCATTGTCTAAAATCGTAACGCCAGTGCCACCTACAAAAGTCATTTCCTGATCCCCATCATTAATATAGTAACACTTAACACATTGATTATCAGCAGTCAGAGGAATGCCGGCAATAATGTTTGCTGCTGTGTCCGTGGTAACTTCGTCGTCTCCGCCGCCGCCTGTCGTAGTGTGAACCACAATTCCACCTTTGATCTCAGCTGCTAATAGTGTGCGATCTTGAGTGGTTTCAGCCGCTACAGTTAGAGTTTCTATCTGGCGGCCTTCGTTGACTACATTGAAAGCAAGCGTGGTCAACCCGTTGCTGGCAAAAGTTAGTGCCGTATTCGTTCCATGTGCATCACCAAGGCCAAGCTCTAGCTGGTCATTGCCATCATCAAGACCTAGACGAAAGTCGACGGTGTCTCCATTGAATACCAACATGGTGTCTTCTTCGCCGGCGTCGCCAATTGTTATTTTGGGTGTATCACCACTAATAGTTAAATCTTCTGGTAAATTTCCTTTTCCTGATTTAAAGCCCATCTGTTATTTCTCCTATTCTGTTATGCCGGCGCCAGTCAAATGATACATTGAGCCAGTAGAAATATTCGTCAATGATGCATAAAGTTGAAACCCCTGTGCGGCGCCAGGGCAGGAGACATACATTTCTTTGCACTTAACATCAAAATCAAAAGAATCTTCATGACTATTGAGATGAATATAATGCAACTGATCCACAACATTTCCAACCCCGGAACCTGTCGAAGCAAAATGAACCCTTAAGCTGTCGCCGGCTGCAAAGGAACCAGAAGCAATAACTGTAACTTTCTTCGTAACATGAGGGAAAGTTACTTTCACCTGGTCGCCGGCGCCGATTACCGATCCCGTGATGTAGGGGTGACCACTTACTTGGTATGAGCCTACATTTCTCAGGCCTGGTCGAGCCATGCCTTTAAATATATTCTGCCCACTTGAATCTGTACTATGTGCCATTTTATTCTCCTAGTCTCTCATGCTTGCTTCATATTCTTCGCGAAGCTTCTTAAGAACCTTTCGCTTCTTCTTTCTCTTAAGTCTCTTTACTTCAGAAGGCTTCGTAAATCTTTGTCTTTCCACAACTTCTCTAAGAAAGCCTTCCTTTTTGCACTTCCTAACAAAGCGCTTTATCATTCTTTTCGGGTCTTCCCTTCCTTTCGGGTAGACCTCCATATTTATTCCCATGTTTACCTCTATTATATAAATAGCTTTTAAATTAGTTTACTCCAGTTACTATTGAATAGTTGTGAAATATCAACTCCGGGGTCGCCTGGTGCCATGTTTGCTAATGGAGATTGCTGATTGCCCTCTCTTGCTGGCTCGACGCCTTCGAAAACATTTACACCATTATAGGAGTCCTTCCCGATAGCATCCAACATTCTTTTTCTTTGTTCTTGCAATTTCTTCTTAGCCAATCCGTTGTTTGGCTTAGAAACTTGCTTTTGTTCTCGGATAACTGGTGCTGTATCAACACCCTTCACTACCTCACTAATGATGCCGGAAAGCACACCCTCTTCGAAGATGACTTCCTTGATGCATTGTTTGATTAGTGGCTTGAGAACCTTTTTCAATTCGTTTGTTTTCATATTCTCACTTTAAATTTTCCAATAATTTACCAATCTCAGCCTCATCATATCCACGGTTGACCATCATGCTTGCAACTTTCTTTCTGATAATGTCAACGAAACCGCTAAATTTAGCAGTATCATTAAACAAACCTTTGAGGCCTTTATCACCTAGCAGTTCTTGATTGTCAGAAACGTATCTTGCTAAGACTTTCCCCAAAATTCCAGCATCAGCCTTTTCACCAACGCCCCGAAGATGATCCCGCCCCGCAGCCTTCTGGCCTTTCTGTCCTTTTCTCCATTCTAGGCCGGCCTGGTGATATTTATTAAATTTGTCATCCACGAGGAGGCTGTTCATTAATTGTTTAATCTCTTCTGGAGGAAGATCTGCAAATTCTTTTTGGGCTTTTTCGTTGCCCCGGATCCAGCCTCCAATTTTGGACCCCTTTCCTGTGCGCGTTGCCCATTTTAAAATGGTGTTTCTAAATTTTTCTACATCTCCTGACTTAGCAAGACCATGCATTGCCAAGACCATTTTGGCTCCTCTATCTTTTGTTTCTTCTTTTGCTTTTGGCTGAAGAAGACTTTGCATCTGACCTAAGATACTCTTTCTTACCATGTTGGTAACCGTATCTTCTAATAAAAGACCATTCACACCTATATGTTGAATCATCCCTTCAACAAGATTATCGATAAAACCATTATCTAATGCTTCAGCGATTGGAATTTCTCTTTGTTTGAGATAGTCTCCAATCCCTCTTGCTATTTTCTGTGATGTTTTGGCGTCCAGTCCCACTTTCTGTATATGTAAATTCAGAGGAACTTCTCTCTTCCCATCAATTTTAACACCCTTTTGTCTAGTGTTGATAGACAAGGGTGTCTCCTTTGATATTTGAGCTTTGGATGCTTCGTCAGGTGCATTAGTATCAACCGCAGCGCCCCCCTCGCTGCCGTGAAAATTCACGGCCAAATCCTTAAGGGTGGCTGGCAAAACCCCAAACACCCCAGGATCGATGCCCATCTCTTCAATATCGTTTTCAAGCTCGTCGGCCATGGCTAACAACTTCTTTCTATAAAGCCCAATGGCTCTTTCCGTTTTTGCGCTCTGGTACTCACCCGAACCAGCAAACTTATGTGGATCAGCCTCGCCGGTTTTGGCATATTTGGCAGCGCCAGACAACCTCTTACCCACATCGCGAGCAAGCTGGCCCGGGCCAACTTTTTTTGCCCACTCAGAGCCGCCATGGTATCGAGACTTAAGTCTATCCATCCAACCCTCTTCAATTGCTTGTTGGATTTCTTCTTGGATGAACTGATCAAGTTGTGATTTCGTATATCTCATGTTGTTATTCTTCCAGTTCCCCCTAGGCCATTGTTGGGGTCATCCTGGCGCCAGCTGTCGGTGTGCGCTCTGGGGCGGCGGGCTCCTTTTCCGAAGCCATCGAAACCGTGCCGTGCTCCCCTTCGAAGGATGCAGATTCTTCTGAAAAGTAAGCCAGCTTCTGGCCCAAATCACCCTTGGGGCTCAATTTTGCGGCAATTTCTGTAATGTCGTTATAAAGATTTTGGAATGTATCCGTCTTGGCCTTGTCCAGGCCCAGCTTTTGTACATCATTCTTAAAGTCATCAAGTCGATCTTGAATCCCAGCCTGCGCTTTGGCCATCACCTTTTGCAATTTTCGCTGATGTAGCGTTATGATTTTTCCTGCCTTCCCAGCAGCATAGTCGGCGCCGATAGAACCCTTGGTTGATGGAGCCTCACCGGTTGCGGCATATCTGGCAGTGCCCTTCGCTCTCTGAGCGACAGCGCCAGGTGTCCGACCGACACCAGAGGCTCGGGCTCGCAAACGATCCAGCCACCCCTCCTCAATCATTTGATCAATTTCTTCTTGTACTATCTGTTTAAGTTGTGATTCTGTAAGTTTCACCAGCATACCTCCTATGCGTAAGCATATATAATTAGTTACTTAATGTTAATAAGTATACTCTCTTTTTAATCTCTCATAAATCAAGTTGTTCCTCTTTTCGAATACACTAGTTAGTGAACGACTTTCTCTTATTTCGCCCCAATCAACTGAGTCGGGTGAAACCTGAGTCTTCACTTCTATATCTTCGCACCCACCCAGAACTTTGCACATCCTTGCAGCATCCGAGTTCTTCTTGAAAAACTGCGTTGCCTGGGATTCCTGTTCTTGTGAGTAAGACTCAATACCCAATTTTTTTCCAACCTTCCTCACAAGATCGGCGTATGCTTTTCTCGCTTTACCAACGTTTGTTTCTAGGTTTGTAAAAGCTTTGGTAAAGGTTGGGAGATGCTTGCGCGCTGCCTTAACCACTTTTACAAACCCGGCGTCAACCTCGGATTCGATACCGGCCGTGGCCAACGCAGATTTCACCTTACCACCAGGTGTCCAGGAAAATGCACGCTTAATCAAGTCGCGGGCGGCGGCCATGGGGCCCGTGATCTCTTCGGCGCCCTTTGCCAATTTCTCTCTTTCCGCTTCTGCTTTGCCTATATAGGTTTCTTCCTCTTCAAAAAGGAGTCTCCAATCTAGTTCTTCTTCTAAGCCTTCGCTAAGGCCTGGTATTAAGGCTTTCCAACCACCCATCTCCTTTACTTGACTGGTAATCTCGGGATTTTCTTTCTCTACCTTCTTGTAATCTATCTTGGCCTGGTCCTTTTCTGTAATCGTTGCTTCCGCTGCAGCCCAGGCCTTTCCAAACATCTCCAGATCGTCAAACACGGTGTCAAGTATGCCACCATCATCCTTGTCTGCGGCGTCTAACATTTGATGCCACTCCTTGGTTATCTCGCCTGATTCCTTTACGCCGCTAGCGATGTCTTCAACAAACTGACCTAGATGCTCCGGATTAACCCCTATTTGGGCCCCTACCGGATTAGGCACAGCCTTAATTCCTTGTGCGAGAAAGTTTAACCAGTCGCCTTCAGAAAAGTGATACGCCGCTTTTACAGCTTGAGAAACGTTCCCGGCGATCGGCAACTTGTCAAACAGTATTCCAAGAGATTTCACCGTCTTACCTGTTTCGGTTTCCTTAAAGCCCTTAAGTCTTTCAATATCGCCTTTCTCTTTCTCGGGTGTTTCGCCGCTAGCCTTTGCCGCGGCAGCTGCTTTGGCATAGCGGGTTTTTCTTATGGCCTGTTCTTGCTCCCATGGCATCATTTTTTCTTGCATGAGAGAGCATGGGCTCGATTTTATTTTAATCTTAATCGCCACAAACCCCCTCCTACTTCAAGACATCGTAAAGCGCTCGGTTGATCCGGTCTGCTTTAGTCCAAACTTTGTTTCGTAATTCTTTCTGTTGGCTCTCAGAAAGAGTTAGATACGCAGCAGTCGTTGAAGGTTCCGATACAATATCAAAACAAATCAACTGAAAGTCATCCTCAACAATTGTTCCTTCTTGGCCCTCTTGCACTGAACCCATACCTCTTGAAGAGATACCAAGAGAAACACCTGACCTAGCCAAAGATTTGAGAATATTACCTGATGGAGTGTCGAGTGCTTTAATTTTGCCCATTACCTTTTGACCATCCCACCAACATTCCGTTACCATGTGTGAAACATTACGAAGATTGATGACTGAATCTTCTGGGTGGTCAAGCTCCCCAAGAGCACGGCTCTCTTCGATAATCTTCTGATAGCTATCCATTTCTCTTCGAAGGATACCTTCAGGATATATCCTGCCGTTACCGTTCTTTTGTCCAGCACACTGGATAATGCCTGTGAGAAACACGGCGCCGTCCTCATTGACCATTCGTTTTTCCGATTCGGTCAAGAAGTCTTGGCAGATGCCGCCTTCGCATAGTGCATGATATTCTCTGAGTAAAACTTTATTCATCTTTGTCCTCGATTAAAAAGCAGGCGCAACCTGCACGATTATGCTTCCTCGGCAACAATTGGCAACTCTTGGAATCATGTATCGTTTCATTCTAGCCTCCTACTTCTTCTTTCTTAAGCGACGAACCATTCGTTCTTCGACTTTTTGTGCGATGCGTTCAAGGTTTTCTTCAAAATTGGAGCCGCGGGCCGGCTCAGACGCCTTTCGCATGCCCTTCTGACCTTTGCCCGGGCGGGGCCCGTAGCGTTTGAAATCCTCCCATTCCTGGTCGGCCTTCTCGGAGGCGCGGCGGTGGCGCTCCACGTCGCGGTCGTCTCTCGCCCGCTGGCGTTCGCGTTCGGGGCGGCCGGCTTCATACTCTTCTTCTTCTTTGCGTTTGATCTCAAGCGCTTCTTCTCTTGCCTTTTTCTCTCTAGGATACAAAAGCACGTCAGGAAGACCACCATCTTTTTCAAGACTCAAGATCTTCTTGTCATAGGACTTGTGGCCGGTCATTTTGTCAAGGAATAGTCTAGACTGGTGCCAGACCTCCTGCTCATATTTGCCGCCCTCTCGTTGGCCGCGAATAATATCTTGGTTTATCGCCCAGCCCCACGGAAAAGACCCACCATCTCTAAGCTCTTCCATGCCCATTTCCAGGAACCTCTTAGCTTTCTTTTCTCGGGAGCCGCCGCCGAAGTATGTTGCGACTTTGTCAAAAAGGCCCTCGTCGATTTCTCCGATTTCCTCTTTGATGATCTGTTTTAGTTGTGATTTTGTAATCTTCACCCCTGTCCTCCTCCTAGATTAACACTCAAACCGCCATCATTAAATAACATAGATAACGTATAACTTGTTCCGGAACTTAGACACCCCAGAAGCAAGGCATTAACAAAATTATAGTCAAATGTAAATAGTTCTGTATATCCGTTTACGCAGAACAAAAACACACCAACCCAAAAACCCACACACATGGGACAATGAAAGAAATGATATTTTGGTCTAATTTTATCGAAGATGGTCCCGTATACTAAAAGTAACGTGAGGCCATAAGATACAAGAATAAAGTATATTAGACTCATTACTCCCTGTAGCCGTAGGCAAAGTTTAACCCATATGGGCTTCTAATATACATGGGGCGCAGAACTCCTTTCCTTTCAGCTTGTCGGCTGGGGTCGAAATCAGTCGACTCCTCTTCGGAAGGCTCTGTGAAGCGATCTTCTTGCATTTGCTCAAACTTCTCTAAGTAATCGAAGTAGGGTCTTTCCGTTTCAACCCACCTGGCAATGCCCAAAAGAACAAACTTGGATGAACTTTTGTTTTCTGTCGGAACTATCTTTGCTTCCATAGAGCCGAAAACATTTCCTCCCTGTAGGCTGTCGCGAATAAGAACCCCCCTCTTGATTAAGAAGTCAAACATCTTATCTTGTGTATTATAAGTTTCTTCTGTTGAAGATTCCTTTGGAAAAGCCACCAGCTTCATCTTTTTAGGCATGATCACGACATCAATGTCTGGATGATCTCGAATTACTAAGTCACCATCTAGGGTTTTCCGAGCATTAAGTTCTAAAGTTATTTTCTTTTCATCCTTTTCTTGAGAATGTATCGTGATCTTAATACCCTCATCGGTTTCGGGCCCTATTTTAACATTAATGGCCATTAATTCTGAATCTCCCTAACCAAGTTCTGAATTTTTAATACCCTCTTTATCATCGCCTCGTTTATTGGTGTCCTTTTAAAGCCATCGATAAGTTCCAAAATCTCTTCAGTAGAGCGAACCATAGCCGGATCTTCCCTGACCTCTTCCATCTCCAAAGACGACCGAAGAGCCTCTTTTAACCTACCGACCTCTTCATTTAAATATATTGATAAGCTTATACTATTATCACAGAACGAAGTGATATAACAATTTAGCAGCTGTTTTTGTTCTTCCAATAAGTCCCCATATTGTGAATTGTATTTTTCAATAAAAGTCTTATAGGTCAGGTTGGTGATTGGCTTCATTCCTTCTCTATCTTCAACAGAAGATGTTAGCTTGTCAATAATTTTATTTTCCAAAAGGATTCTGTTTTTTACAGTTACATCATCATCAAATAACTGAGAAATCGTAGCTAAATCCTTATAATTTGGAACGAAGTTGGAATAAACAGATTTCGATAACATTTTATTGATCTTTGAAACAACAGAACTCTTCTCTTCATTTAGTTGCTTCCTGTTGAGTCGTTCATGTTCCATTTTCAAATAATTTACAAACTTCTCAGCATACTCGGGCTCCATACCTGTCGAGGAGACGACGTCCCTATAAAGTCGTAACTCCCTATAGAGGAGGGTGTTTTTGTTAAAATGCTCCTTCAATATTGATACAATAGAAACCCTTCTATTGTTGTCTTTACTGATAACGCTTTTAGTTAACTCCCTAACCAAAGCTTCATACAGAAATGCTGTATTACGCTTTTTGTTGTGTCTTTTCGCCATTGTTCATGTTCTCCAATTCCGTAATCAAATCTCTAACATCTTTATTAGATTCATTAAGGAGTTCTTCCTCACTATCATAATTAGAATCCCCACTCTCTTCTAACCCAATTAAAGACGGAGCTTTCCAAACATTCCTCTTTGTTGGGCGTGCAAGTTCATCAGCCCACGAACCTTTCGTCCTTCTGTGAGCAGCGCCGATGTCTCTTGAATCGCTCTTGACAGGGTAATAAACCTTCCCCTTAGAGCCCTTAGTTACATAACCACCAGCAGAATTTCTCCTGTTCTTAAGATTTCTTATGCCTAGATCTAAATTATCATCGCGGTTGCCCGGGGCGGCCAAAAGAACATCCTCCTCACCACCGGCTTCCTCGGGAGCAGCACCCTCTTCGTCACCACCTAGATCCAGATCTTCGTCACCACCTAGATCCAGATCTTCGTCACCACCTAGGTCGCCGCCTAGGTCGCCGCCTAGGTCGCCCATTTCACCACCACCCAGGCCGGCGTCCATGCCTTCTTCTTCAGCGGCGGCAGCCTCAAGCGCAGCAGCAAATTTACGATCATAGAATTGTTCTCTCTGGCAACGTAAAAACTCTTCTTCGGACATGCTGAAAATATGTTCGGCAACCCAGCGCTTACTAAAATAACCCTCAGTTGCTGCTCCAGCTGTTTCGAATTTGGTTCTCCAGTGTTCCAATAGTTGCAGTTCTGCAAGTTGTGATGGGTTATTCAGCTTTAACTTAAAGGAAACCAGATCGCTTGTCCTATAACCCAAGGAATACAAATGAATGATCCCAATTTTTTCAAGCTCGGACACGACAGCCCTCTGTAATCTCTGAATTGTTCTTGCAAATCGAATATCTTTTTGCGCAAGAGTCGTCTTGTCTTCTTCTGCCCCGTCACCACGAAACAAGTATGATTGAGGAACTTTAAGTGCGGCAAACAATTTATCTTTCAGATATTTAACGTCATCAATGTCACCAGTATAAGTGCCACCGGGCAGAGACTGAACCTCTGATTTCACACCATTTCTTACCGGTATAAAATAATCCTCCTCAACAGAAAGAGGGTTATATCTCAAATCGACGCGGCCGGTGCTGGAATCGACTAGCTGGTTTCTCTTCATGGAAGAAATGGTCTTCTGCATAAATTGCTCAATATCTTGTGGAGGGATGTTGCCTGTATCAATATAGAATACGCGGCGTTCAGGCGACCGTACAATCCGATAAGCCATCATTGCATCTTCTAAAAGAGTTAATTGCCTAAAAATTCGGCGGGCTGGCTCCAAGGCCGATGTTCCATATGGAGCATATTTATCATTACCCAATATACGAAAGTGAGCAACCTGCCAACTTTCAAAAGTCATGCCGGCAGAATTCCACTGGTACTGGACATAATTTGGATTTGTCGGATCCTCTCCCTCTATTCTTTCTACTTGATCATACGGAAGAGCAATGACGTTTTTAACCCCGTACTCTTCCTGAATGTCGACATAAAGGAACATGTCACCATATTTACACATGGTGCGACACCAACCAAAAAGGTTAAATTCAACATTCATTATGTTGTGATAGAGAGTATTCAAAACTGCCCTAATCTCTTCGTTGGGGCAATCAATTTTCAACAAAGGCTGTAAGTCTGACGAAGTCGTCATTTCATCTGCATAAATATCTAATGCAGAAGCAATGATTGGTTCATATTCCATTTGATCAAAATCAGCATATCGCTCTACGCGATTCTGAGTTGCGATCATATTTGTTTGTAAGTTTTCAAACGGGTTGTGAGATGTCCTCTTGAAACCCTGACCACTTAACGACTTGAATGTGTTCGCAAATTTATCTAATTGGTGGCGCCGATACTTTCGTATCGTCTGCGCACGATAATCAATGATCGGACCAGAAAAAAGCCTAGTTAGCTTCTTAAATAACTTTGAATCTGGGTTTTTGGGATTGTTCGTAATGGCCATTTTTTATCCTTTGTATATCCATGAATATTGTTCCAATTCTTTCCTATTTTCTCTATTACTATGTGGCACGTAACCCTTCATTCCAGAAATGGCCGTATTCATAACACAATCAACTTTTTTCATCGAATTTAAAATCACTTTTGTATATTCTATCTCTCTTTTATTAACAACCAATGCTGTGTCTCTAACCCAGCAAGCAATGGCAAAAGCCATTGTCAAATCATCATTGTACCCCCTCATCGCTTCTGGCTTATTACCAGTCCAAACAAAAGTCTTTATTTCATTGAGAAGGCGAGAAGAGTATATCTTAATTATCTTGTTTCTAATAAATTCTTCCATTTTTGCGATAATCATTGGGCGGGTTTTTGAAGATGTTGTGAAGCCCGGAACACAATCCCTCCTGCCTTCTGCTGCATATTGTTCGATATACTCATGAGTCGACTTAACTGAATGATAAACATTGGGATATTCAAGTTCCTTCATTTTTTCTGCGACTGTGAAGCCAATATTATTATTCTCAACAACTATCATACACGTGCCATAGTCTCGGCCGACGCTGCAAAGATATTCAGCATAAATATCCGGTGTAGGTTTCCCTTGATATTCTGCAACAACTTCCATTGTGTTAAGGTTTATAATATGAAACACTGAATAGTCTTTTCCATCGCCTCTGGCAACATCTGCAGACATAAGATATATACAAGAGGGGTCATGTTCTTTCCAAATCCAAAAGTTTCTGTCAATCCCTGTCTTATATTTGGGCTCACACACTTCTTCTTCTATTCTCTTTATATCATCGGGATGAACAACCGTCTCACCTGAAGCATTGAAATTGCACTGATATTCCTGCGCGATCTGGCGAAGTGACATATTCTTTGTTTCTTCATCGAACCACTCCTGATCACGATCGGGATGCTCATCCCACATTATTCTAGTAGAATTGAAAGCATTTATCTCCTGCTCAGCCTCAGTATAAGTCTGGTGGAACCAGTTGCCAACACCGTTTGGAGTGGAGGCGACGATGCAGCGACCACCAGTTGAAATGGTGGGCGATAATCCTGTCCAAAGTTCATCTAAGCCCTCAACGTGGGCAGCCTCGTCGATAACGAGGAGGGACAGTGCTTCTGAGCGACCAGCATCAAATGCGGTCGAAGCCGCCTTGATTTGAGATCCATTTGATAACTCAAACGAAGTTCTATTGTCCACTGATATTTCTGCCAACCGTATCCATTCCGGAAGAGTTTTAATAATAGCTTTCACTTTCTTCACGAGCGTCGAAGCGGTCTGAAACTTCGTCGCCATTATAAGAATGTTTTTGTCGCGATGAAAGATCATCAACCAAGAAATGTAAGCCGCCATAATGGTTGTGACACCCATCTGGCGAGCCTTGAGTATAACATTAAATCGATGATTATTAAAGTCTTCTAAGAGTTCTTTTTGAAAATCGTAGGTCTTGAAGGGAATCAGACCACGCACTGGGTGTGAAATTTTTGCATAATTGTGAATAAAATAGTTCGGATCCTTACCGGACTTCACAATCTCCTGGACCAGTTCTTTTTTGGTTAATTGATAGCTCATTCATTCTATCTTGCAACATCGTTCTTTCCAAGAGATAGCCACTTCTTGAAAGAATCTTCCAGACGCTCTTTGCTCGCTTCAGCAACGGGCTCGACATCACCAATGCCGCCAATCTTATACCACTTATGGGCCTGAACCCAGGTCCGGACCCGAGACGTGTTCTGAACCAGCGCTTCCATTTCTCCATCAGACGTGAGAGTTAAAGTATCTCCAGTAACCTTCTTATATTCCTTTTTGATAAAACTAGCAATCTTGCCAATCATGTCTTCTACGTCTGATTCAAAGTTCTTACCATGGACGTCCTTAAGTTTTATCTCTGATTGATAATGAATACACAACATGTTGCCAGACAACTTAACCTTGAAGCCATCCATGACGCGAGAATCAAGAAGCGGATCCCCTTCTTCCCTTTTCAACCCAATGGTGTGTGCTTCTCCGTCGTCTGTAAAACGAGCGTCATGCCCACCATCATAAGCATAGGCTAATGCTTGGGAAATTCCTTTAATAACTTCTAACGTTGTTGCCATTTTATTCTCCTTGTGGTCTCCAGCCAGATTGCCAGCGCTGTTCGCGCCCATCTACATATTGAATAAAGCAATCAGAACAACATCCGTATTTACTCATATAAACATCATCTTGCAATTTAAATGAATATGCTTTGCAAACCGGACACGTTCTATTACTCTTCTTACTAAGTAGTTTCTTCGGAATGAAAATTCCATCTACTTCTACTTTCTCGGATTTCTCCTCTAGTGATTGGATCTTTTTATAGAACTCTTTTGATTGTTCTATGTATTCTTTCTCTTTTTCCTCGTTCCAACCTTTCTTTGGATTTTGAATTGCTTCGTCACCATATTTCTCTGCGATGGCTTTTTCAAGCTTAACAATATAGTGTGGGTCGTCGTGTTGTTTAATCATCCAATCTTTACTCTGATACCAGGCTCTGGATGACAGCCACCATTCAGCGACATCATATGATCGTAAGCATCGTGGCGCATTTGTGTGAGTTTGCCCAGATAGCCATTTCTTCTCAAGACTTTAAATGCAAGGTTTTCTGGAGAAAATTCACCTCCCGTTTCCAGGCCGCACTTGCGAAAGTTCCTTATCTTGTCCCTTATTCTTATAGCCTCTTCGTAGGCTTCTGGGTAATCTCCTCTATTGTATTCATTTTCTACTCGATCAACCAAGTCCATTAGGCAGTCAGCCTTTCTGGCGACTTGTGTTTCGTCGATTGTGACGTCTTCGTAAGTCGGACGAATCTCCCACTCGTTTCTAGACAACGAATATACTCCTGTTGATACATGGGGTTCGCTGGCGTCTTGGACATAGACCTCAACTTCGTGACCTTTTATCATTATATTATGCGTCTTGTTCCAGTTGGCTCTTACATTTCTAAAGAATGCCCCAACTAAATCTGTGTTCTCATCAACATCTGCAAAGTTCACAAGAATGTGCAAATCAATATCAGACATCTCTGTCCAGTTATAGTTGGCGATTGAGCCAGTGATGATTATATCAACAATATCAACATGTTTTAAGTCTAATCCGTCCCAGAAATCATTTGTGATCTCCATTAGTTTCTGTGCCACTTCTGGGTTTATCTCGTCATTTGTCCAAATCTTTGGGTTGAGGGTCTCTTTGAGCTTGAAAGTGGAGAGATCAAAGTCATCCAACTCTGTTAGGTGTTTTCGCCAGTTTTCCATTACAAGCTTCATTCTTCTTCCACTTCCGCATATAAAGTATTAAGAAACTTTCGCCATGCTTTTGGGTTTGTTTCATGCCAAACTTTTTCCCATTGTCGCATGGGTTCGGGCTTGTAATTTTGTATCATCTCTTTTGTTATCTTGCCATAATACGATTTTATGTCTTCCACGGACTGTCTCATAAAAGCATCTTGTTCGTGTGGAGAATTGAAATACTTAACTGGATCTCTGTGTATTTGGCGTTGGGGGTGTTCCGGATCTAGTTTGAACTTGGGATCGATCACATGAATCAATTCATGAAGCACTAAGCCTTTAAGCGCATCTTCTCCCAAAACTGGCTCTTCCCTCATTTGAAATAACTTAAATATCTGATTTTGTGTTCCTAAAGTTTCTTTCGCGATGGCGGCGCGGCCATTCATCCTGGGGTTTTCTGTTTTATAAAGAACTGCTTTTACTTCTATATCCTCTTCCTCATATCCTTTTATGGTTCCGGTAAAAAACGGTTCATCAAATTTTAACGAGCCCTCTTTATTATAAGCTTCTATAACGCCTTCGGCAAAATGACGCATTGAGGGGTTTGCCTTAATGGCCTTCCCCTCCTTCATGAACTTCCGCCAGTTTTCAAACAACAGCTTCATCGCCTATTCCCCAAAAGTATCTTTATTCCCTTCTTTCTCTTCTTGCTTTCGTCAACACCGAGAGCACGGGCACGATCGGGCATCTCTTCTTTCACTGCTTCAAGGGCTTTGACGACTGCTTCTTTAAGTAGTTTATACACAACCTCTCCGACTATTGTGTGGAGAGAATCAAAGTTCTCGTCAAAGAAGTCAATGAACTCTGCTATATATCCTGCTTGCTCCTCGCCAAGTTCAGCATCGGCTTTTATATACAGCCGAAGCTTTATAGCATCTTCTTGTGAGGATGCATAAACATGCGGGCTAAGTCCAACTGCTAATGGTGGGGTTAGTCTCTTTCTTTCTGGTTGTTCAAGTCCAGGGATAGTCAGTTGTTTCTCCGCATCGCGATATGCTTGGTCTAAAAGTGTGTCCATTTTATCAAAGAGAATATTGTCCGCATATGATCGACCTTCCTCACTTTGAAAACTTTGCTTGAAGATATATATGATCTTTGCCGCGACACGGTCGTGATACTTTGTGACCCTATTAGCAATGGTAAGATCATCGGGGGTGCCGCTTGTTGCCATCTCCCAGTGACCCATCAACTCCATTATGTCTTTGGCTCCTGCCCTAATGCCGACTTCGGGGTATTCAAAGATATTGCTGTTAGACTCTAGTGTTCTTCCTTCACTAGTGAAGTCAAAGTTCTTCATCTCTTTCTCTGCGAGTTTCGCTTTGAGTTTGCCGATGGGTTCGTCTGATATGTCCAGTACTCCTTGGTCAATAAACATATCAATCAAAGCAGCTTTGATTTCTTCATAGTTGGCGTCGTGCTCGGACATAGTGTCCACGTGGCTGTCAAAGGCTTCTATACCAGCAGGAGCATAGGGATCATCAGTATCCACATCTACCCTAATCTCATTTCCGTGGATTTCTAATTCTCGTGGGTAAATGCTATAACCATCTAATACCTCCGTTACTTCATCCTCAAGATCAAAATCGTCCAGTTCTAGTGGATCGGCTGGCGGGCCGAACTCGTAATGATCTCGGTCAAAATCAAAACTTATGTTGCCACTCCAATACCATTTGCCTGGCTCGTATTCGTCAAAATCAACCCAGACATATTGTAGATCCGCGGCATCTTGGATCTTTTGGAAGTCTTCCCAAGTCGGGCCAGCAGGCGCCTGCTCGAAGTGGGCATTTGCTTGAGCGTCGATTTCATACCATTCATTCTCAACTGCGTCGGTCCAAAATTCTTCCAGATCGTAATCGGGTTCCATTCCGTGCTCTTTTAGTGTGGCCAAAATCGTCGCGTGGTGTTCTGGGTGGTCCTCTAGGAACTCGCCTTCCAAGTGATACCCATAATCTTCTACGGATCTATAGGCATCAACAAATTCATGTCCTAGGAGGTTTATTCCGATAATATTCATAACCTCGGCCGCATCCATCGACTCATCGGTGGCGTCATATGCTTCCTCAAATGATCCATAAGAAGGGTCATATACCAAAGCTAGCTTGTGATATTTGCGATAATCGCTGGTCATGAAGTTGTTTCTATTCTTCATAAAGAGGAAATAGAATGCTTTGCCCTCGCCAGTATATCTATTATAATAGTTCTCTGATTCTGTCGCTGAAATACACCACTTTGTGCCTCGTCCCCAGAAACAGGAGGCACCCTCGCTCATTGGACGAACCATCAAGAAGTTGTCGTCCTTCATTAGTATCTCGGAGTTTTGCTTTGCTTCTTGTTTGTATTTCTCTTCTACTTTTTTTAGTCGCTCTTTTTCTTGTCTGTTTCTGCGAGCAGTATGAGCGATTTGCTCAAGTTGCCCGAGGGCTGTTATTTTATTAATATCTTTGTACTCGGCTGGGATTTGGTTCAACTGCAACATGTTGTGATATAACTCAAGGTTTGTCGCTGCGTATTCGGCTGTGGGTAGTTCAGCCAGTTCAAAAGCAGCCAGTCGTTTCGCAGCCCAAGCAAGATACTTCTGATTACCAGAAGGATCCTTTTCAATAATAACATCAAGCAGACCCCTCTTATCAAGATCTGGATATTTCTTCTTTACATCCTCTATTCTGCCTTCTATTAGCAATTGCTCTTCGTTGAGGGTGTTTGTATATTGTCGCCAGTTTTCAAATAATAGTTTCATCTATTGCTCTCCTATCCACAATTTGTCGGCGGCCCTCAAGGCATCCATAACTTCTGTTGTGCTTTTATAATAAATCTTTGACAGCGGTGAATCTACCCAGGCTTTCTCGCCATCATTATCAACTGCGGAAGCCTGAATACAATCATCTTCTGGAACATCAGGAGTAAGCCGTGTAAGCGGTGGCCTGTAGTCTTCTGGGTTTATAATGTCCATTTGTTTGTTTTGAACATCAGATCGATCAAGATACTTATCCCAAACGGCATAAGCATAAGTAGAAACATCTTTCCTGTCCGACATTAGGCCGCCAGCTTCTTGCGATGCCCATTCTAATGCGACCTCATATAAAAGCGGGCCCATGCCCTCTTGTGCCTTGGTCTCAATAACGACATACCCATCAAAACAAGGGCCAGGCGTTTGATAACCAATAACGACCTTACCCAGAGCGCCTTGGGCGTTGTCTCTTTCATGACCATACATTATGGTAACTTCTTCGGGGGCGGCCCACAAATCTACAAGCACTTTGAATCCCGCACGTTGTTTGAGCAAATAATCAATCTGCTTTTGAATACGGGGATCAACACCCTCTTTGAGGAACTTTCGCCAGTTTTCAAGCAGCAGTTTCATCTATTTCTCCCAATCGATTTCTGCGTGAGGAAAGCGAGAC